CTTTGATTTTATGGATTTCTGGGACACTGATACTGTAACAGGGACAGTTACCGAGATTTTTGATAATTTTTTTGAAGAAGATTGCACCCATTTGTTGAAACTTGTTCCTGAAGGAGGAAAAGTTCGTGCAATTACTACAAATCATCCATGCTCAATTCTAATGAAAGAACTACAATGGAATGTTCATAGACATCTCAGGAATAAATCTGAGTTTGATTATATCGGTAAGCAGGTCCGTAGTCATGTTAATATGATCCACTATGATGAGGGAGATTATCTCCTTAGTGGTGATTATACTAATTCTACCGATTATATACCCAAAGAGTTCACAAAGAAAATTTATGATACAATTTTTAAAAAGGTCGGAGAAAGGCCTAACCTAAAAAAAATTGTTGATCATACCCTTACCACTGGTCTTATTGAGACCGAGGATGGTGACAGATATAAAATTGAATCTGGTCAGATGATGGGTGGATTATTAAGTTTTCCGGCTCTTTGTATAATGAACCATTGTATAAGTTCTTATACGGGCATAAGACAGGGGAAGAAAAAGATCAATGGGGACGATCTATTAGCATATGCATCAGTGGAGGAAAAAAAAAGATGGAATGATGAAAGTCCAAGATTAGGAATGTTGCCAAATGACTCGAAAAGTCATATTCATAGGATCTATGGAACATTCAACTCACAGTTAATAAAAAGAAGGAGAAATGGACAGTTGGTGAAAGTTGAACATTTTTCTGTGAGTAAGGTCAATAAATCTAGTTTAAAAGATTATTGTGGTGAAAATATGGGAGTAGATACAAACATGTCGTTTTATCGGACATGGTTTGAACTACATACCAGACAAGAATTGCTCACCGGAGATTCTTATTCAAAACACAATAAATTAGGAAAATATTTAGAAAAAAAGGTTCCCTTTTTTTCAAAATATAATAGGATCTTTAGTAAAATTAGACAGAGTTGCTTTGCCACAATCGGTGGTATGAGCAAGTTCTACAGAAAAGAAGATCCACTAGATTTGATGTTAGTTGAAAATTGGACTAGGAGATACTGCGATGAAGATGATTTTCGAAAATATAATGGAGCAGTATTGAGTTTTTGGGATAGGTTTTTAATGAATGATGCAACAGTTAAGGATGAGTTACAAAACTGGATCAATTGTTATACAAGGTGTAACCCTATTTTTTAGATAGAGTTTCGAAATTATGGTCGTCTACATGATTTCTTG